CCAGCCACAAAATGATGAAAAAATTAAGTTTGAATTTTATTTCAATAGTATAGTAGCAGACTTTAAAAATATTTTGCATATTCTTAATTCTATGAATGAAAAAGACAAAGAAAAATATAAAAATGCAGTAAGTGGAATTATAGGAAAAATAAATGAAAAGCTTAATTAAAAAGTTAAGGTGATGATAATTTTGAGTTTAGGAGAAAAAATTAGAAGTATAAGGAAATGGAAAGGGCTTAAACAAAAAGATATAGCAGATAAGCTTGCAATTACTGTACAGGCAGTATCACAATATGAAAGAAATATTAGAGTTCCAACAGATAAAATGTTGACTAAACTATCTAATGTTTTAAGTACAGATTTAAGTAACTATAAAGTATTTAGAATAGGCATAAGATTCTTGGAGAGAGATAAACTTCCAGATGAAAAAGAACAAATTGTTAAGATATTTGAAGAACTGTATGAGTTTATAAATGCTACAAATGATGAGAATCAATTAGAGGAGTTTTATGACCTAGTACAAGCCTCTTTGAATTTGCTCCAAATTAGAAATTTTACATTAAAAGAAATTCAGGAGGCAGAGGAAAAGCATGTAAAGAAACTTAAGGGAAGAGGATGGAAAATTGAGTAAAAAGGATATTTTAGAGTTCTATAAAGAAAGAATTGAAACAATAAATAAAGATATAAGAAAGTGTGTAAGGTTTAAAGATTGGAATAAGAAAAGGACTTTGGATTTTGAGAAAAAGCAAATTTCAGAAGAAATTATAAAGATAGAACAGTTAAGAAACAAATAACATCAGAGGTGATGCAATTTTGAAAGAATTAAATGACATAAATTTAAGACAGTTAATAGAAGGAGAAACAGGACAGGTATTCAATAAGGGCAAAATTTGTTGCCCTTTTCATAAAGCAGGAAATGAAAAAACACCTTCCTTTAGTATAAAATTTAATAGTAACAAAAATAAATGGATGTATAAATGCTTTGCTTGTGATTCATCAGGGGATGCAATAGATTTTGTAAGGAATTTTAGGAATGTATCATATAAAGAAGCTAGAAAATATTTAGGAATAGAAGAAAAGTTAAGTAAAGAAGAAATTGAACTTCAAAAGGTAAAAAAGTATTGTTTATGGTCAATACAAAATCATAGAAATGGGCAGGAACTTTTAGGTATATTTCCATTTACAGATATAAATAATAATATTCTTTATTATAAGCTAAAATTTTTAAAACCTGATGGCACAAAGGATATGAGTTATTGCCATATTGAAGATGGCATAGTAAAAGGTGGTAGGGGAGATGTACCAGAAGTACCATATAATCTTTATGGCATTAGTAAGTGTGAAAATAAGGCAATAATAATATTAGAAGGAGAAAAAGATGCAAACACAATAAATAGTTGCATGGGAAAATATTGTGTTGCTACTAGTGTTAAAGGTCTTAAGGATTTTTCATATTTTAAAAACAAAAGAGTATTTATATGTGGTGACACGGGAAAGGCTGGAGAAAAATATGTTAAAACAGTAAAAGAAAAAGTCTTTGATATTGTTAGTGAATATAAAGAAATTAACCTTCCTGAAATAGAATTACTAGGTGACAACAAAGATATTACTGATTGGCTTGAAGAGCTTGGAACAGTAGAAAATTTAAAGAAAATATTCAAAGAAACTATGGACTTGAAGCTACAAAATAGAGTTAAATATGCTTCATACACAAATAAAGGATTGCTTGACTATTTCTTGGAAATTCAAGGAGATAACATTAGATATGTTAAGGATATAGGAATGTATATAATTTGGAATGGAAAGAAGTGGTCCATGGAGGATGAAAGAGCAGTAAATAAGATGATGGCATCTTTCTTATATAATGTTGTAGATGATGTGACAAAATATATGAAATACTTAACATATAAAAAAGATGAAAAAGATGAAATTGCAGATGAATATAAAAAATTCTTAAATATAAAAAAGAATTTAGACTCACTAAGGCCTCTAAGAGTTATGAAAGATAATTTTATAAATGTTTGTACTTGGATATCAAACAAAGAATTAGATACTAATAATACTATTCTAAATTGTGACAATGGAGTTCTTGATTTAAAAACAATGAAGTTAGTTCCACATGATAAAGAAAAGTATTGTACCAAAATAACTAATATTCCATATAATCCTGAAGCAAAATGTGAAAACTTTTTAAGTTCATTAGATTGGATATTCCCAAATAAAGATACAAGAAAAGAATTACAAAAAGCTTATGGATATTCATTGTCAGGGGAAATGGATCAACAAGTATTATTTTTTCTTTGGGGAAAAGGTGAAAATGGAAAATCAACAATAACAGTACCTTTAAGGGACATTATGGGAGATTATTATAATTCCTTAGATTCAAAAAGTTTAGAACCTAAAAAAGATAATACAGCTCCAAGTTCAGACTTTGCAAAATTAATAAATACTAGGTTTGTGTTAGTAAGTGAACCTAGTTTAAAACAAAGACTAGATGATGGTAAATTAAAAACTTTAGCTTCAGGAGAAGATGTAAATGCCAGATTTATGAGACAGAATGAATTTACATATAACCCCAAGTTTAAGTTATGGATTCCAACTAATGCATTACCTATGATAACTAATATAGAGCATGGATTCTGGAGAAGAATAATAATATTTCCTTGCAAAAATAAGCCTAAGAAAAAGATACTTGGATATTATGAGAAGTTTATTCAACCTGATGAATTGCCTGGAATATTGAATTGGGCATTGCAAGGAAGGCAACTATTAGAAGAAGAAGGTTTTACTCCAACAGAAGAAATGATTGAGGCCCTTGAAGAGTATAAATCAAGTGTAAATCCTTTAGAGGAATTTATATCTCAAAATTGTATTTTAGGTGGTGATTTTAGAGTTTTAACTGCAAATCTTCTCAAGGGATATAATGAATGGGCTGAAGTAGAGGGCTTTACAGAAATGAAAGTAAGAACATTTAGAAATAAATTAGTTGATATGGGGTATGAAATAAAAAAATCAACAAAAAATAAATCAACAGTTTTTGGAGTTGCTTTAACAGTTAATGATAGTAGAGAATTAGAGTTAGCAGATGAAGAAGCAACAAGGCAAGGAAAAATGCTTTTTGGTTAAGGTTAACTTTGGTTACCTTTTATGGTTACCTTTTTAATAGCTTTAAAACCTTGATTTATTCAGCACTTTATTAACATTAGGTTACCTTTTGAGGTATTTTTTGTATTAAGTATATATTTTGGAGTATTTTAAAAATAAAGTGATTATTTTATATTATATAGAATAGAAAGGTAACCTAAAAGACTATTTATATATCTTAAACTTGGATATATAGCCAGTTATAAAGGTTTTATAAAAGGTAACCAAAAGATAACTTAATAAAAAATATATATTATATAAAATAAGCTTTAAAGTAAGTAATAAAGCTAAGTGTAGGAAAAGGTTACCTTTTACAAATAGAAAGGTAACCTAAAAGGTAACCTTTAATAAAAAATTGATGTAAAGGAGATATGAATATGGAAAATAAAATATCATATGAAGAAGCAGTAAAAATTGGAGTAAGAGAAGGAATTAAATATATAAAAGAGCAAGAATTTCATAAAACTAAAAAAAGGTATGATAGAAGACTTAGAAATACAAGATTATTGCTTAGTCATTATAGAAAATTAAAAATTCATAGTAAAAATTCAGAAGGAACTATTAATAAAGTTTATGAAGAAAATGCACTTGATGTTCTTGACGATATTGAGAGCATTGATGATGAAGAACAATATGTACAAGCAATTGGAAGAACTAAATTAAGAACAAGAATAATAATAGGTCATATAAATAAATGTATGGAATACTATGAATCTATATGTAAAGGTGATGGTAAAGATAGAAGATTCAATATAATTCAATATATGTATATAGAACCTTCAAAAGAAGAAGTTGTTCCAAGCTATGAAAAAGTAGCTGAACATTTTGATATAACAACAAAAACAGTTGGAAGAGATGTAAGAGCAGCAATAGAGGATTTGAGCATATTGTTTTTTGGAATTGATGGAATAAAATTATAAAAATTTATTTTATATAAATTCTTACAAAAAATGTCCTTTTAAAAAGTTAAAAAAAACTAGATATATAGCCAAAACAAGAGAATTTTATAATTAAAAATATGTCCTTCTTATTGGAATTGAAGTACTTTCTATAATATAGTACTATGATATTGGGTTTAAATCATGTTGATGATTCCTCTTGATTTAACAACTAGGTCTGGTAAGCCTAAAGGCACTGTAAAAGGTGCCAAACATCTGAGTATGGGACATTGGTGTTCACTACGTTTGGGGCGTAGATAAAGCGAGTTCGATTCTTGCTACTCAGACCATTTGAAACCATTTAAAAATACCCCCATTTTAAAGAACTCTAGCAATAGGGTTCTTTTTTGATGTCAATAAGCCAGTAGAAAAAAATAAATATGAAGGAGGGAATCCTTCTTAAACACAATAGTATAATCCTACTGGCTTTAATTTTATGAAAGTGAGGTGGCATTGATGAAATTAACTGAAAAGCAAAAGATATTTGTTAATGAGTATTTAGTGGATTTAAATGCCACTAGAGCTTATAAAGTTGCTTATCCAAATGTAAAAAAAGATGATACTGCAGCAGTAAATGGCAATAGATTGCTAAGAAATGCTAAGGTTAAAGAATATTTGGATGAGCGAATGAGGGAAAGAGAAAAAAGAACAGAAATAACTCAAGACAAAGTTTTAGAAGAGTTAGCAGCTATTGCATTTAGTAATGGTTCCAAGTATGCAAAAGTAATTGAAGAAATTGTTTATGATGAAAATGGAGAAGTTCTATTAGATCATAATGGCAATATTGTAAAACAAAAGGTAGTTGAATTAGTTCTTACTGATGAATTGTCAGAAACAGACAAAAAAGCTATAGCTAGTATCAAAAGAGGCAAGAATGGTATTGAAATATCTACTTGCGATAAAGTTAGAGCTTTAGAGCTTTTAGGTAAGCATTTAGGCATGTTTAAAGAAAAAGTTGAGGTATCAGGCAATATAAATAATCCATATGAAGAATTAACAACAGAACAGTTATTAAAAATAGCTAGTGATAAAGATGGATAAAAAGTTAATACAATTAGGAGCTAAATGTGAACTTGCAAGACGTGAGTTCTTTTTTTATTGCAATTTAAAAGCTCCTGATTTTTATAAACTAAATAGAAGTTATCTTATAGAGCTTTGCAAAGACTTTCAAGAATTCTATGAATCAGATGACCAAGTGCTTGTGGTCAATGAACCACCTAGACATGGGAAGTCACGAACAGCAGGACTATTTGTTGAGTGGGTACTTGGAAAAAATAAAAATGAAAAAATAATGACTGGTTCATACAATGAAACCCTTTCAACTATGTTTTCCAAGAATGTTAGAAATAGCATTCAAGAAGAAAAGGCTGATAAGTATAAAGCAGTTTATAGCGACATCTTTCCAGGAATAAAAATTAAGCGTGGTGATGGAGCCATGAATCTTTGGAGTTTAGAAGGTGGATATAATAATTACTTAGCTACCTCTCCAACAGGAACAGCCACAGGTTTTGGAGCAAGTCTAATGATTATAGATGACCTTATAAAGAATGCAGAAGAAGCAAATAATGCAAATGTGCTAGAGAAGCATTGGGAGTGGTTCACAAATACAATGCTTTCAAGGCTCGAAGAAGGTGGAAAAATAATTGTTATTATGACTAGATGGCATAGTGATGATTTAGCTGGAAAAGTTCTTGAATGGTGCAAGGAAAAAACTAAAAAATATAGGCACATAAGCATGAAAGCTATTCAGGATGAAAAAAAACATGAAATGCTTTGTCCTGAAGTGCTTAGTTATGAATCGGCTATGGATAAAAAATCAGCTATGGGTGCTGATATATTTTCAGCAAACTACCAGCAAGAGCCTATTGACATAAAAGGAAGGCTTTATGAAAATTTCAAGACTTATGATACTCTTCCAGCAGATAGTGAAGGAAATAGCTTATTTGAAGGCATTTATTCATATACAGATACAGCAGATGAAGGAGCAGACTATTTATGTACTATTATTTGGGGTGTGTATATGAAGGAGGTTTATATACTTGATGTTTATTATACACAAGAGCCTATGGCAAAGACAGAACCTGAAACAGCCAAAAGGATTTATGAATTTGAAGTTAACAGAGGAAGAATAGAATCAAATAATGGTGGTTCAGGATTTGCAAGAAATGTAGTTAGGATTTTATCGGAAAAATATAATAGCAACCAAGCAGTGATAAAGTGGTTTCACCAATCTAAGAATAAAAAAGCTAGAATTATTTCAAATTCTACATGGGTTATGGAGCATATCTATTACCCAAGAAATTGGAAAGATAAATGGCCAGAATATTATATGGCCATGATTAAATATCAAAGAGAAGGTGAAAACAAACATGATGATGCACCAGATGCAACAACAGGAGTAGTTGAAACTATGTATTTATTAGGCTATCAATAGGAGGGTGATATAGATGTTTGAAAAGATAAAACAAGGGGTGAGAAATATGCTAAGAAGCTTTTTACAAATACAAGAAGCTCAACCAACTAGCTTTACAGTCCATGAATTAATGGATTATGAAGGAAATGCCTTTAAAAATAACATTTGGTACAGAGGAGACTCTTATGAACTGGACCAACTATATAAGCAAATTCCAAATATAAATTGTAGCTTTTGGGGTTCAGTTCCTACTCCTGGTATGGAAATAATCAAAAAGCATACAGGACTTCCTAAAACAATAGTTAATACTCTTGCTTCAATAGTTTTATCAGATTTGAATAATATTGAATTTGAAAATGTTGAAAAAAATGACCTTTGGGAAAGCATTGTAAAAGAAAACAAACTATATAAACAATTAGAAAAAGCCACAAAAAAGGCACTTGTAATTGGAGATGGAGCTTTCAAAATTTCTTTTGACCCTCAAATATCTAAGCTTCCTATCATAGAATTTTATAGTGGTGAAAACATTAATATCAACTATGATAGAGGAAGAATAAAAGAAATAGTGTTCCATGTGCAATATACAGTTAATAGAGCAGTGTATGTGCTGCATGAAACATATGGCTTTGGATATGTCAAATATAAACTATTCAAAGGTAATAGTGAAGCACCTTTGAATAGCATTCCTCAGACCTCAAACCTAGTAGATATAACTTTTGATAAGTCATTCTGTATGGCAATACCTTATATAATATTTGAATCTGACAAATGGGAAGGTAGGGGACAAAGTATATTTGATGGGAAAATAGATAGTTTTGACAGTTTAGATGAAGCGTGGAGCCAATGGGTGGATGCACTTAGAGCAGGGAGAGCAAAAACTTATGTACCAGAGTGTTTACTTCCTAGAGATTATACAACAGGTGAAATTCTTAAACCTAACTATTTTGATAATAGATACATCAAAACAGATAGCCCCTTAAGTGAAAATGCTAATTACAAGATAGATACAGAGCAACCAGCTATCCCTACAGAAAATTATATTCAAACTTATATAACTGCTTTAGATTTGTGCTTACAAGGTTTAATAAGCCCCTCTACATTAGGAATAGACACAAAGAAATTAGACAATGCAGAGGCACAAAGAGAGAAAGAAAAGACAACTCTTTATACTAGAAATGCTATTATAGAGGCTATTTCAGAAATGCTTCCTAGATTGGTTGATATAATTTTCAAAGCTTATGATACTTGGTTAAACAGACCAATTGAAGATACTGAGGTAATAATAAGCTTTGGAGAATACGCTAATCCAAGTTTTGAAGCAGTAGTTGAAACTCTTAGCAATCCAAATACTCCAATGAGTATTGAAGCTAAAGTTGAAGAAATGTGGGGAGATACAAAAGATGATGAATGGAAAGCTAATGAGGTAAGACTTATTAAAGAGCAGTTAGGAGTTTCTATAGTAGATGAACCAGCAACACAAATTGATGGATTAGAGATGTAAGGAAGTGAAGCAAAATGCCATTAAGTCCATATGATATAAGTTCAATATATGCTGAAATGGAAATAGACCTTGCAAAATCAATGAAAAGAAACTTGAAAGGTCATGAGATTGAAGAAATAAAAGAAGGTTTCAAATGGGAGCAATGGCAGAAAGCTAAGCTTAGAGACATAAAAAAGTTCCAGAAAAGAAACAAAAAAATAATAAAAAAGTATCAAAAATTAATAGATGGTGAAGTTGAAACACTTTTTGATAATACCTATAAGTCCTCTAGTGAAAAATCAGAGAGTCTTTTCACTAGATTGAAAGGAAAGATAAAAGGAATATTCAGCAGGGAGCCACAAGAAGAGGACTTTTTTAAAGCTAATGAGGATAAAGTTTTCAACCTCATAAAATCTGTAAAAGGAGACCTACACAATGCAAATAGTGCAGCATTAAGGCAAATGGATGATGTATATAGAAAAACATTATTCAAAGCTAATATGTATGTTGCAAATGGAGCTTCCACAGTCAACCAAGCAGTAGATATGGCAACCAAGGATTTTCTTTCACAAGGGATTAGATGTATAGAGTATAAAAATGGTAGAAGAGTTGATATTACAAGTTACTCAGAAATGGCAATAAGAACTGCTAATCAAAGAGTTACTCTTATGGCAGATGGAGCAGTAAGAGATAAACATGGTATTCATACAGTTTTAGCACCAGCACATGGCAATACTTGTCCTTTATGTTTAGTGTGGCAAGGGAAAGTTCTTATAGATGATGTGTATTCTTCTGGAAAAGCAAGAGAAGGGAAATATCCTCTTCTTAGTACAGCAATGAAAGAAGGCTTTTTACATCCAAATTGTCGCCATCATCCTGCTACTTTTATTCCTGGAATAAATTCAATGCCTAAAGAACAGACAGAAGAGGAAAAACAAGAAGCTTTAAACAAATATAATGCAGAGCAAAAGCAAAGGTATTATGAAAGAAAAATAAGAAAATATAAAAGACTTGAAGCAGGTTCTTGTGATGAAAGAAATTCAGAGAAATATAAGCAAAAAGTATCAGAATACCAATTGGAACTTCAAAAACATTTGAGTGAGAATAAGTTTTTAAGGAGAGATACTTGGAGAGAAAAATTAAGAGACCATAGTTTAAGCAAAAATACTATTCCTGCTTATTTGAGAATTAAGAATAAAGAAAGGATTAGTAAAAGTGACTTAGAGATAATTGAGAAAGATTTGAACAAATTGCCAGCAAAACATAAAGAAACTCTTGAGGAATATATTAGTGAAATAGAAGTTGGGGGTTTTGAAAATTCAGGATATGATAGGAAAACAAGAAGAGTAAGATTAATCAACGACTTAGAAGAAGGAGAAATCATTCATGAATTGGGGCATGCTTTAGAAACTAAGTTCGATTTATATAACAATGAAAAATATAAGAAATTATTATATAATGTAGTGAAAAACAAAGGGTATGGTGATATAATTTATGACAACGAAACATTTACAACCCCTATAACTAGATTACAAGCTGATAGATTTGTAAGTGAATATCAAGGTAGACTATATGAAGAAGTTGAAATATTTAGTGATGATGGTGGCATAAATCCCAAATCACTTGGTGAGTATTTTAGTGAAGGATATAGAGAATTTATTGAAAATCCTGAAAAATTAATGAAAAAAGATAGTGATTTATACAATTTTATTAAGGAGTTGATTTAATTATATGAAGATAAAAGAAGAATTTATGAAAATAGATAATATGAAGGATCTTTTAAGCTTCATTCATAAACATTCTGATACAAAACTTGACAAAGAAATGATAAAACATTTCAATGATATTCATTTAAAAAATTCATCAATTCCTAAGGAAAAAAATGTACATTATGATATTAGAAAAAAGAGAGAGTAGCACTTGTTCAATAGAGTAGGTGCTATTTTTATATCAAAAAGGAAGAATAAGAGTTATGGAAGAAGCACTTAAAAAGCTATCTGAAAGACTAGGTGAAATAATGGAAAGCTTCAAATCTATACTAAGAGAAGCTTTTATGATAGTTAATATTGATTTTGAAATAAAAAGGTATTGTAATAGGCTAAAGCCAAGCAAGGAAATAAAGCCTAGAGCGGTACCTTTTGTTTATAGAAAAATTGCTATGAAATGTAGGAGCAATTGCTAGGAGGAAATAAATATGGCAAAAGTAAAATTAATAAGGCAACCAACAGTTGCAAAACAGCAGATGAGTTATGAATTTAATACACTTGGTTTTGTATTTTTGGTCAAGAACTTTACAGACGATAGTATTTTAGTATGGCTTGATGAGGAATGTTCTGATGATGAAAAAATTCTTATAGAAGCAAATGGATTTCAAGAAATAGAAGTAAATAGAGGAAATAGGTCTGTTATAAATGGAAGTAAAGTCGTGAACATTATGCCAAGTGAAACTAACTCCATTGGCGTGGAGGTGCAAATGTGTGAATACTAGGCAAATACCAGGAAGGGATAAAATAGGAAGTCTTGCACCAGGCAAATACAAAACATTTAAAGGTACAGAAATAAGCATAAAAAACTGTGTGAAAGCTAAAGTAAAAGATTTGAGAGTGGAAGGAAAAACTTATCAGAATCTGTTTAAGGCAGAATTAAGTCAAGGACATGTTGGCAATAGTTCAACTACATATGATCTTAGAGTTAACTCAGAAGGATTTTCACTAGAAGAAAAGACTTATACATTATACATAAATACTAATTACCAATTATTACTGTATTATGATTATGTAAATACTGGAAGTTCATATGTGTCATGGACTGATAAAATAGTTTGGACTAATAGTACAAAAACTAACAACATAAGAATAATGGTAAAGAAAACAGATAATTCAGAGATAACAGTTGATGAAGTAATAGGAAAAATAGTTCTTCTTGAAGGAGATTACACCAACATAGACATTCCTAACAGTATCAATGGAATAGAAAGTGTGGCAGAAAGAGAAAAAAATTTGCTTTCCATAAAGATAAATGATAATACAACAACTCTAAATCTTCCTATTCCACTAAGAAGTCTACCAAACAATGTTTGTGACACTATTGAAGGGAATACGCTAGTGCAGAGGGTTGGAAAGGTTGTTTTAGATGGTAGCTTAGACGAAGAATGGGAGATTTCCAACAAGATTAATAATTTACTAAATGTAGGATTTTTAATTGAATCTTGTGTAAACAAACCTAGAAATCCAAATATTGCATATTACTATTTTTGTGATAAATTACCTAACCAAGATACACCAATAGCAGATACTAAAACAGAAGGCATAATGTTGCACGGAAAAAAGGCATATATAAGAATATTTTTGGATAAATTAGATTCTAAAGACATTGGTGGATTTAGAACTTGGCTATCTGAAAACCCAGTAACAATTTACTATGAACTAGCAGAACCAATTATCCATGACCTAGAAATCCCACAACTAAACACATCTAAGGGAGCAAACATAATAACAACAGAAAATAACATAAAACCAAATATGACAATGAAAGTGAAGGTGAAAAAATAATGTACGGAAAAATAACAGAAAACAGTATAAGAATAAGTAAGGAAAAAATTGAAGGGTACAAGCCAATAGTGGACGAAATACCACTTAGTGGCAAAGGAGAACTTGATAGAATTGAAGAAAAAGAAGAATGTATTGCAAGAGTATATTTAGAAAAAGAACCAAACAATATAAATGAAAGATTAAGTGCTCTTGAAGAAAGACAAATTAAATCAGAAGAAAAACAAAGTGTTACAGATGGGGCAATAGAAGAATTAGCAACACTTATGAGTGAGGTGGTTAGCAATGGTTAGGTTCTTTGTAATGAGGATACATGAAGGAGAAATGACAATTGAAAATGTTCCTCCTTATTGGAGAGAGAAAGTTAAGAAGGAATTGGAAGAGTCTTAGAAATAAGGCTTTTTATTTTGCTCCAAAACTCTTATGAGGATAAACTGCGAGGAATAAGCCCACAGGCTATAAATGGAGGAAATTATGTTTATAAATAACTGTAATTTAAGAAAAAGATTAGGCATGACTAGATTAATGGAAGCTAATACAGGTGAGGGAAATACTGGAGCAGGAGTTGTAGAAGGACAACAAACTCAAGCAACGATTGATTATGATAAGTTAGCTGAAATCATTAATAAAGGTACTCAAAGCAAGGAAAATGCTATTTTAAAATCTTATTTTGAACAGCAAGGAATGTCACAAGAGGATATAACTCAGGCAATTAAGGATTTTAAGACTAATAAGCAAACAAAAGCTCAGCAAGAAGCTGACAATTTAAGCAATTTACAGAAAGAAAATGAGCAATTAAAGGCTCAAATTTTACAAGATAAAATAAATAATATTGCTAATCAACAAGCTTTAAAGCTAGGCTTAGAAGCTAATGTGATACCCTATGTAATTAAATTAGCAGACCTTAGCAAAGCTACAAATGATAAAGGAGAAATTGATGAAAAGCTAATAGGTGAAGCTTTAAACAAGGTTTTAACTGATATTCCAAATCTCAAGCCTTCAGCCCAACAACAAAACGGATTTACACAAGTTGGTGCTTCAGGTGGAGGAATACAAACAAATGCAACCAATGAACAATTATCTAAGATATTTGGAAATAAATAAAATGGGAGATGATGAACATGGCAGTATACAGCTATGCAGAACAATTTGAAAGAGAATTACAACAAAAATATTCAAGAGAATTAGTATCATATGATTTAACTAATTCTAATCCAGGAATTAAATTTATTAATGCTCAAACTATTAAATTACCTAGATTAACTCTAAGTGGATATAAAGATCATAACAGAACTTCAATGGGATTTAATGCTGGTACAATATCAAATGATTGGGAGCCAAAGAAATTAATGCATGATAGAGATATTGAATTTGCTTTAGACCCAATGGATATTGATGAAACAAACTTAGTGCTAGAGGTTGCAAATATTCAAAATGTATTTGAGGAAGAACAAGCAATACCTGAAAAGGACAGCTACAGATTTTCAAAGCTTTACGCTGAAGCTAAAACATATGCTTCAAAAGGTGCAGTAATAGATAATACTGTTTTAACTGCTACAACTATATTAGATTGGTTTGACACTCAAATGGAAAAGATGGACGATAATGCAGTTCCATTGGAAGGAAGAATATTATATGTTACTCCAGCTATGAATAAACTACTTAAAAATGCAAGTCAAATTCAAAGGTCCATAAATGTTAATTCTAACAATGGAAACATAGATAGAAGAGTTTACTCACTAGATGATGTAAAAATCATCAAAGTACCTAGTGCAAGATTCAAAACTAAGTATGATTTTACTGATGGATGTGTACCTGCTTCAAGTGCAAAACAAATCAATATGATATTGATACATCCTTCTTGTGTAGTATCAAGAGATAAGTATGCTTACATGAAGCTATTCACTCCTGGTACTGATTCAAGAACAGCAGATAAGTACGTATATCAAAATAGATATTATACAGATACATTCTTAATAGAAAATAAGGCTTGTGGTATTGCAATTAATGCTGAAGCTGAAAACTAGGAGGGATTAATATGAAAGCAGTAAAAGGAAATAAAGAATACACAATTTCTGATACTGAAAAAAGAGCTTATATAGCCCAAGGGTACGACATCATTAGTGATAATGGAGAGATAATTTCATATGGAGCAGGTAAAACTGTTTCATATGAAAAATATGTTGAATTAGAAAAAGAGAATTTAGAGCTAAAAAAAGAACTTGAATTCTTGAAAAGTGAACCTCCAGTTGAAAATGAAGGTGAAAAAACTACATCAAGGGCTAAAAAGTAGGTGATGACAATGTACACTTCTTATGTAACAGTAGAAGAATATAAGAAAAACTATAATGATATTCCAGATGACAGTATAGAAAAAAGCCTTAAAAAAGCTAGTAGACACATAGATACACTTACGTTCAATAGAATACAAGGAATTGGATTTGATAATCTTACAGAATTTCAAAAAGAAATAATTAAAGAAGTTACTTGTGAACTCGCTAATTTTGAGTATGAAAATGAAGATGTTATAACAAGTGTATTAAACTCTTATTCTATTAATGGTGTATCTATGAGCTTTGGTGATAGTTGGAATATTAAAGTTCTTAAAGGAGTTGCTATTCCAACAGAGCTTTATGAAACCTTAAGTCAAACTGGTTTATGTACATTAAGTTTTAGGAGGTGCTAGTATGAAATATCCAAGTTTAGTACCTAATAGATGGTGTAGAACTCCTATACATGTAGTTCTAAACCAAGAAGGGATAAGTGAAGATGGAGAGCCTTTGAAAGCCTTAGAAATTGACACTATGTGCAATTATCAGGATAAGGCTAAAAAAGTTCTTACAGAACAACAACAATTGATTGAAATAGAGGGAACAGCCCTATTTAATGGGGATATTGCTCCTCAGCTACCCTCTATATCAAATGGAACAGTAATTGTTAATGGTATTAAAAGAAGAATTTTTAGAGGCACTAAAGCAAGGAATCCAGATGGAACAGTAAATTATACTAAATTGGAGTTGGTATAAATGGGTATAAGAAACCTCTTCAAAGGAATATTAAAGCCAAAACTTAAAGTTGATATGAGGTTGAAAAAATCTCAACTTAGAAAGCTTACCAAAGCCCAAGAGAGGGCAGCAATTCTTGCTATGGAAGCTTTAAAGACAGAAATAGCAAAAGATGAAGTTGTACCAAAGCAAACAGGAGCATTAGAAGAATCAGCAACTTTAGTTGTAAAGGCTTTGAATAAAGGACAAGTAAGAATAACATATGATACTCCTTACGCTAGAAGACTCTACTACCATCCAGAATACAACTTTAGGAAAGATAAAAATGCAAATGCCAAAGGTTTGTGGTTAGAGGATTATATAGAAGGAGAAAAGAGAGAGTTTTTAGGCAATGCTTATGCTCAACTATATAGAAGGGAGGCAGGCACATAATGTATCTAAAAGATATAAAGGAATGGCTTAAGCCACAAATAAAAGAAGCTACTTTTTATATAGGCAAAATAGATAACTCTAAAGAAAAAGTAATAGGACTCTATAATAGAGCTAGCAGTAACAATAAGATAGCAGTAGGTGGACTTGAAAATACATCTACTGCAAATAAAAGAATATGTTTGCTTGTGCATTGGAATCAAAACTGTGATACAAGCGAAAAAATAGCAAAAAGTATTTACAACCTCTTCTATGGTAAAAGAGCCACAATAGCAGGTTGTAGGTGTTTTTTTAATATGATAAATGATGAACCAGTGCCAACAGGAACTGATGATAACAATGTCTACGAGTTTACTATTGATATTGAAATTATATATGAAAGGAATGAGGAACAATGGCAGTAGCAGCAGTACATGAATTAACTTTTGGTGTTAATACAAATGGAAGAACTGGAGAAGCAACAACAGTTGTCAAAGACGCTGAAAGCTTAAGTATTTCTATAGATGGGAATGTTGAGGAATGGAATCCAATGGACGCAGAAGGCTGGAAAAGAAGACTAATGACAGCTAAAAGTTTAAGTATTTCCATGGGTGGAAAAAGGAATTATGGTGACCCAGGAAATGATTATGTGGCAGGGCTTGCTTTTAAAACAGGAAGTGATTGCAATAGTATATTTTCTGTTAATTTCCCTGATGGTGGCAAGCTTGTTATGGATTGCGTAATCAACGTCACTTCTCTTGGAGGAGATAGCACAGCGGTTGATGCACTTGAATGGGAAGTACTAAGTGATGGTAAGCCAACTTACACACCTGCACCCAGTTAAAGCTAGTGGGACTAGCAATATTAATATTGTAGAAGAAAGTAGAGAGTAGCCTTTTGGGTTGCTCTTATTTTTATGAAAGGAATGTGATTGTAAATGATAGATATTTCAATGAAAATAAGTAATGAAAAGCCAACAATAAAGATAGCAGAAGGAAAAATATATGAAATTAACAATAGTAAAAATAATGTTTTGTTAATGGACCAAAAGATTAAAAATAAAAAACTTACTGAGACTGAGGTTATGGATGAAATAATAAAACAACTGCTAGGAGAAAAGGCTTTTAAAGAAATTGAGGCTATGGACCTTCCAATAACATCTTACAAAGCTATATATTTTGGAATTATGTCAGCAATTAGCGGAGAGAGCTATGAGGAGACAGAGGCTCGATTTCAGAAAAAAACAAAATAATGAAACTTATTATGATATTTTTGAGGATTATGAGCTTATAGAATCTTCTTTTGCAAAACAATATGGGATTAGGCTTAGAAATGAGCCTAATATGTCATGGGGTGAATTTTGTTCTTTACTAAGTGGCTTAATGCCAGATACTCCACTTGGGCAAATTGTGGGTATAAGGTCAGAAAAAGACCCTAAAAAAATCAAAAATTTTACAAAAGAACAAAGAAAAATTAGGAATGACTGGATAATAAGAAGAAACAAGAAATTAAGAGAAAACCCACAAGCTTATAATACTTATGTAGAAAACTTGCAGAACTGGGCTAAAACAACTTTTGGAGGTGGTGCTAATGCTTAATGCTGGGGATGTAGGCTTAAACCTTCTTTTCAATAGAGAAGGGTTCAATAATCAAATAAGAAACTTAGCAAGTAGCCTTTCAAGTGCCTTGGGAATAGGATTAAGCACAGTCGCATTAGTTAACTTTACCAAGTCTTCACTGGAACTTGGGAGTGACCTTGCAGAAGTACAAAATGTAGTAGATGTTACATTTGGAAGCATGGCAGAGGATATAAATGAATTTGCAAGCACAGCCATTACTCAACTTGGACTTTCTGAAACAAGTGCAAAACAATATGCCTCTACCATGGGTGCTATGCTCAAATCTATGGGGTTGAGTACAAATCAAGCTTTAGAAATGTCTAAGGCTATAACATCTCTTAGTGCAGATATGGCAAGTTTCTACAATTTAGACAATGACATGGCATTTGAAAAAATAAGAGCAGGTATAAGTGGAGAAACAGAACCTCTTAAAGCCCTTGGAATTAATATGTCAGTTGCAAACATGGAAGCTTATGCACTTAGTCAAGGAATTAACAAAGCGTATGATAGTATGTCCCAATCAGAACAAGCTATACTTAGATACAATTATTTATTAAGTGTTACAGCAGACGCACAAGGAGATTTTGCTAGAACAAGTAATGGTTGGGCTAATCAAACAAGAATATTAACAGAACAATGGAATGCTTTCAAGGCAACTATGGGTCAAGCATTCATAAACATTCTTTCTCCAGTAGTAAAATGGCTAAATATAGTTATTTCTAAGTTGCAGATAGCAGCAAATGCCTTCAAATCTTTCATAGACCAGGTAACAGGAAATACAGATAGTTCAAATGCAACAGCCTCTATTGCAAATAATTTAGTAGGGGCAACTGATGGAGCTAACAGTTTAACGGATGGCTTAGACGATGCAACAGATAGTGCAAAAGAGGTCGTGAAAGAAGTTAGTAGATTGCAAGGATTTGATGAAATAAATCTCTTGAGCAAAAGTAATAATTCTGGTGGCAATAACCCTGTTGACATGGATATTTCTAGCATTGGGAATGGTGGTAATGAACAAATAAGTAAAACTACTGATGAAGCAAAAGAAATGTCAACTGTATTTGATGAAATAATAGGCAAGGTAAAAGAACTTACTAGCTTATTTAAGCAAGGATTCAAGATAGGCGTTGGGGACATGAGCGTATTTGATTCCATAAGGAGTAATATAAGTTCTGTAAAAGATTCTTTTATGAATATTTTCACTGATGGAGAGGTACTAAGTGCAGCTAACAATCTACTTAATAGTATTTCACTTTATTTAGGAAAACATTTAGGAGCTATAACCTCTGTAGGTGCAACTGTAGCAGACTTTTTTACAGGAAGTATTGCAAAATATTTAGACCAAAATAAAAATTTCATAAAAGAAAAAATAATAAGCATATTCAATATAAAAGCTGAAATACTAGATATAATAGGCGATTTGGAAGTTGCTATAGCAGATATTTTTACAGTTTTCAGAGGTGATACAGCTAAGCAGATAGGCTCAGATTTAGTTGAGATATTTGCAAATTCTTTTTTAGAAATAGTAGAAATATCTGAAAAACTAGGGAGAGATATAATTAATTGCATAGCAAAGCCAATAATAGATAACAAAGATGCAATAAAACAAGCTATGCAAGGGACACTTGAAGCAATACAAGAAGTAACAGGAACTATTGCAAATTTTGTGAGTGATACATGGAAGAAAATTGAGAAACTGTATGATGAACATATAAAACCTTTCTTCGATGCAATAGCAGAGGGAATAAGTTCTATAGTGGAAACACTTTTAAAAAATTATAACCAATATATTGTACCTCTTTTAAAATGGATAGGGGACAAATTTACAGAACTAGTTGAAAAACATATTTCTCCAATGGTAGATAAAATATTAAATTTTGTTGGAAAAGTAATAGACGCACTAAAGGATATTTGGAATAATGTACTTGTTCCATTCATAAACTGGATAATTAATACTATAGTGCCTAAGATAGTTCCAATTGTAAAAACAATAGTGGAAATAGTGAGCATAGGCATAGGAATTATTTGTGATGTTATAGGTGGGATAATGGATGTTTTAAGTGGAATAATAGATTTCATAACAGGAGTTTTTACTGGAGATTGGAAGAAAGCTTGGAAGGGAGTTAAAGAAATATTTGGTGGCATTTGGGATTCCTTGGGTGGAATTGTTAAAGGGGCCTTAAATGTTGTAATAGACATAGCAAACTGGGCTATAAAGAAAATAAATAAAGCTCTAACTATAAATATTCCTGATTGGGACATACTCCCAGATTCTATACAGGGTAAAAGTTACAGCTTTGAAATACCTACAATTCAAAAACTTGCACAAGGCGGATTTGTAAAAGCTAATACCCCGCAGTTAGCAATGATAGGTGATAATACTAGATACGGTGAAATAGTAGCACCTGAAAACAAACTATCTGAACTTTTAGACAAGGCAGTTAGTAAGGGTGGAGCGGATGAAGAGGTTTTATATAAGGCTTTTCTAAGAGCATTAAAAGATATGCCTAACAATGATGTGGTGTTAAATGTTGATGGCGTTAGATTGGGGAATGCAGTTGCAAAAGGTGTTAATAAAATTACAAAGACGAATGGTGGAATATGCCCTATAATTACATAATATATTGTCAAAATATGCTATATGATGTATAATGTTTACAACATTAAATTTTAGGGGGGCATTAACATGGAGGAAAAGTTTTGCAAATTTTGTGGTGAAAAAATACCAATGGACGCAGTAATATGTACACATTGTGGAAGGCAAGTAGAGGAATTGAAAAGCAGTAAGCCAGACAATATTGTAATTAATAATTCGGCATCAGCAGCAGCGAGTGCAAGTAACATAAATAAAGGGCCAATAAAAAGAAAGCACTCAATATTATTTGATTTATTTATGATAGTTATAACTGGTGGTTTGTGGATAATTTGGATGATTATTAGACCTAAATATTATTAAATTTAAGGCACTTACTTATGTAGGTGCTTTTTTCTTGCAAAAAGTAGGTGATATAATGTTAAAAATAAATGGGGTAACAATGCCATCTCCAGTAGCTTGCAATCCAGATATAAGTGATATAGATGGAGAAACAAATAGAGACGCAAATGCTTTTCTACACAGAGATAGAGTAGCAACAAAAAGAAAATTAAATTGTGAATGGGGAGCTTTGAATGCTAGTGAAGCTTCAAAGCTCCTTTCTGCTGTTGCACCAGAATTTGTTGAAGTCACTTATTTTGACCCACAAATTGGGGCACAAACAACAAAAACCATGTATGCTGGAGATAAGAATATAGAAACACTTATGACAGATAAAAATGGCAATGTTACTTTTTACAAATCTATAAAATTTAATTTGGTTGAAAGGTAGGTGAAGAAAGTGTTAAATACAACAGAGTCCTTTGATACTTCAATAAAAAAATATAGTAGAAATATAAAAGCTAAAATAAGTTTTCCAAATATGACACTTGAAGGAACTGAAATAAAAGATATATCTATAACAAACAATTTGCTTACTGGTGAAGAGTTTGAAATAGGTACATTCATAACATCTATTGCAACAGTAACTATTCTAAATAAAGAGGTATATCAAAGTTTAGAAGGTAAAGAATGTAATATCTATGTAGGAGCAATAACAAGTGCTGGAACAGAATATATTAACATGGGTATATGTAAGGTTACTAAAGAAACTATAAAAGACCAACTGATAACTTTAGAAATGGAAGATAGGACAAGTAAGTTTGATAAGGAATTTAAAAATATAACTTATCCAGCTACCCTTAAGCAGATAGTAGAAAGTGTATGTAATCAAGTGGGAGTAAACCTTAATGGAGATTTTTACAACAGTTCCTATAAGATACTAGAAGACCCAAAACTTGAGGAGGGTACAACTTGCAGGTCAGTTATAGCAGCAGTTGCAGAACTAACTGGAGGATATGCAAGGATAAATAGTCAAGGTAAACTAGAGTTTTTTAATTTAGAAAAGCCTTCAAGTCTTTATTCATTTGCTGGAGATGAAAATTTATATGCAAGTAATGATGAAAAAATAAATAGTGGTAGCCTTGATAAAATCTTGATTGATAGAAATATGTACTATTCCTTAGATGTTGCTAAAAATGAAACTGAGACCATAACAAAGGTTTCTATTATGACAGATAACATCTATAGTTCTAAGGGTAATGATAATGGAAAGAACTACGTCATTGATAATAATATTTTGATAACGACTCACGAAAACAAGGAGTTACTAACTTCTATATACAATAAGCTTGTAGGTTTGTCCTATAAATCTATAAACATGAAGTGGCAAGGAAATCCTTCATATCAGATAGGTGACAATGTGACCATCTATGATGGCAAAGTCTTTCACAATACCTATATCATGTCAAGAAAGCTAAGCTTCAACGGAGGGCTTACAGAAGAATACTCAGCTAGTGGAAAATCTAAAGAAGAAGATAGTACACAAGTGCAAGGAACAATAAGCCAACAAGTGAAGAGAGCTAATGTTCAGATAGACTTTATGAATAAGCAAATAGAAATGAGAGTCAAAGAAGATGACCTTGAAACTATAGTAACTCAAAATGCCGAAAGCTGGAACTTATCCATAAATGGAAAACTAAAAGGTACTAACTATAATTTTGATGGAGAAGGAATGACTATCACAAATGGAGATATAACTGTTAAAAATGAAAAAGATGAAACTGTTATGTGGGTTGATGATGAAACGGGGCTGCTTTCTGTTAATGCTCTTGAAGTATTTGGTGATGGTGGTAATACAGTTAATTTCCATGGGAATGGTGGTAAGGCAGTAAATTTTAGAAGTGATGATAATAAAAGTTTATTCCTAAATTTTTATAGAGGGCAAAGTGGATCAGAAGATGCAAATCCTCGTATTGGAATTTATGCTGCTGACAATCTAAGTGATAGAAGTAACCAATTATGGGTAGAGCCTAGTGGGAAGAATGGTGGCACCCCTATGGTTATTATAAGAGGGCGTGATTCTACTATAGAAGTTAATGAGAAAGCTATGCTACAAGTTATAGGTGAAATACAATGTGTTGGCGACTTAACCATAAAGCATGGGGATAATACAATGAATGTACTTACACTTATACAAAATTTGCAAGAAGAAGTAGCAGAATTAAAGGCAAAATTAAATAGCTAGGAGGTGCAATATAATGCAATGGGTAGATAGAAAAGTAGAAAGACCAAACACTTTTGTAATGCAAAATAATTCTGATGGAACAATAACTCTCATACCAAGTCCAGGAACTATACAACAA